ATTGAGGCCGCGGCGGGCGGCCCCGGTTGGCGCCAGTACCTTCAGACCTACAGCCAAGGAATGGACGTCATCGCGCAAAAACAGATGGCGGCGCAGGCGCTGGAGATGTTTAAAGACAGCCCGCAGCAATTCGTCAAACTTGTCCGCGGAGACAACAAAGACGCCGTAGAGGCAATTTTTGGCCCCGGCCGCTACGACATTTTCAAAGAAATGTCGTCGCAGATGCCCACGCTGGACAGGCTAGCGCGGCAGGTTGAGCTGGACAAGCGCGCCGCAGAACTTGCTGAAGGCGGCAAGAAAGACCTTGCCTTGATTCTGGAGGCCAATAGATCAAAGCTGCGCTTGCCCAACTGGTTTCAGCCGGCCATCACGGCGACGAACCTCAGCCTTGCCAGCGCGAACAAGCGGCTGGACAAGAAAACCGTTGAGTTGTTGCGAAAGGCCGCAGAAACCAACCAGAGCATGCTTGACCTACTGAACGGTCTGCCAGAAAAAGAGCGCCGCAAGCTGTTGGACATCGTGATCGACACCCAACGCCGCACTGGCGAGGCCAAGCGCGCTGCCGCAGTCGGCACGGTGGGTGAGGTTGAGCGGCAGCGTAACGCCCTCTCCGAGCAACCCGTCAATGCTCTCACAGAATGATCCCCCGCCCGGCCCGCCACATCATCGCCTGGTTCCTGCGCCGCTTCGGCTTCGCAGGCGTGGCGCTGGCGCCGTGGGGGATTTACATTCTGCCGGAGCATCTGGCGAACCAGCGTCTGACTAGGCACGAAATCGCCCACTGGCAGCAGTACAAGCGCATGGGCTTGCTGCGATACTACGTCACGTACCTGTGGGGCTTGGTGCGCCACGGATACCGCAACCATCCAATGGAAATTGAAGCCCGTGCGGCCGAACATCAGCTATGAGCCTGACAATGCAACAGAAAGCCGACATCGCCGCCGAAGCCGCCAAGGCGTCGCCACCAGTTGCCGTTGCCGGCGCCACCGTGGCGGGGATGCCGATCAATGACTTGGTGCTGTGGGCCACGCTGATCTACATCGTGCTCCAGATCGGCTTTCTGCTGTATCGCTGGGGCAGGATGCACCTTCGGGGCGGGCCGGATACCGAATGAAAGCCCGCATCGTCATCGGCGCCCTGACGCTCTCAGCGTCTGCGCTGGTCGGCATCGCCGTCCATGAGGGCTACCGTGGCGAGGCGTACCGCCCCGTCCCCGGCGACGTTCCGACCATCGGATTCGGCACCACTGACGGCGTGAAACCCGGCGACCGCATCGAACCCGTGCAGGCGCTGGTGCGCAAGCTGCAAGACGTGCAACGCTTCGAGGGCGCCCTGCGCCAGTGCGTGCGCGTGCCGCTGCATCAGCACGAATACGACGCTTTCCTGAGCCTGGCGTACAACATCGGCCCGGGCGCGTTCTGCGGCTCGACGCTGGTGCGCCGGCTGAACGCGGGCGATTACGCCGGGGCCTGCGCCGAGATCTTGCGCTGGGATCGCTTCCGTGGTGAGCCTTTGCGCGGCCTGACGCTGCGCCGGCAGGCTGAGAACCGGCAGTGCTTGGGCCAATGATCGACCGCACCATCTCCTACATCCTCGGCGCCATGTGCGTCGGCCTGGCGGTAACGTCCGGCATGCTTGCGTGGGAGCTCAACGTCGCCGAGCGATCCGAACAACGGATGCGCGCCACACTGGCCACAGAACGCGCAGAACGGGCTCAGGAGCGCGAGAAACTGATGGCCGAGGCCCTTGCCGCCAGCGAGGCCGCGCGAGCCCTGGAGGCCCGCTGGCGAGCCCAGCACACGGAGGTGCAAACCGATGCCCAGAACCGAATCCGCGCTGCGGCCGCTGACGCTGCCCGCGCTCGCAGTGCTGCTGACAGCCTGCAGCGCCGCGCCGAAGTCATCGCCGCCCAGTGCGCCAATCCCCAGCGCGACAGTGCCGCCCCTGCCCTTGGAGGCGCGGCAGCCCAAGACCCCGGAGTTGTGCTCGCCAACCTGCTCCGAGGGGTTGCGCAAGCGGCTGGAGAGCTTGCTGCCGTAGCCGACGCTCGCGGCGCTGCCGGCACCGCCTGCGAGCGGGCCTACGACGCTATCTCAGCACCAGGTCGGCCACCAGCACAGTAGCGACGATTGCCGTCAGGGCGAGCCAGACCCAGAACCCTTCGGGGAACGTATCCGGATCTTCGGTTCCAAGCTCTGTGCAGGCTTCCGCCGGGTAGAGAGGCCCGGACTCACCACTCGTTCGTGAGTCGTGAACTGATGTAGGTTCGCGCATTCGTACCTCCGTCGAGTGTGCGCCATCTCTCGGCGCGTTTCCAACACTCTAGCCCACTTACCGCACAATGGGCAGTTCACGATGCGCCTCAGTCATGCGGATGGCTGCGGCGTAGATACGCAACTCCTTAGCAGCCTCTTTTGGATCGCATCCGTTCTTCGGACAATGACCGGCGTTCAGTGTGGTGGTTTCTTCGAGCATTTCAGCGCCGTTCATTGCCGCATACCTCTGTGTTAGGCCCATTCAATTGCCCGGGAACAGCACGTAGGTCTGCGTCGGCATGTCTGGCCTCTCATCCTGAACCCAGCCGTCAGGGCGAGGAGGGCACGCCTTGTAAGGCATGATTTCTCTCGGTTCCATCAAGCACTGTTCGCTGTACCGGCAGTAAGCAACTAGCGCGTCTTGCGGCTGCGTCTGCAAAAAACAAATCAGTTCGGCAACAGTCATCTTGTTTCTCCACCAACGGGCCTAACCCGTCGCTCAAGTTGAGAGCCAACAGCGCCCATCTGCGCCGTCATGCTCCGGTTAGTTCTGTGCGGGCGCTGTCGTCTCCAACTTAGCTCCCACGTTAGGCATCACAAACGCCAAATACACTGTTCGCCCAGCTTCTCGCGCTCTGCTGCGGCGACAAGGGCGGCGAAACGCTGAAGCATGCGGTCAAAGTAGACTTCAGATTGCTTATCGGAAAACCCAGCCTCCCGCGCCATGCGGGTGATGTCTTCTTGGGTCATTCCATGTCCCCCTCAATCAGCCGGGCGATGTGCCCGCCGTAGTTGGTGCTCGGATGGTCGCGGTCGAACTGACGGGCGATCATGGCGCAGCGTTGGCGCTCGGCGGCTGCGCCGTTCTGGCGCTCCGCTTGCATTGCCAGCTTGATTGCCGGCATCGCGGCCAGTTCAAAACGCTTTTCAAGCGCAACAGCGAAGCGCTGGAAGTGCGCCTCGTCGCCCCAGTGCTGGCCTGCAGTGTCGTTTATCAGTGCAGCGATGTCGTCGTTAGTCATGTCTTGCTCCTCCCAATCTCAGCCGCAGCCCTGACGATGGCGCGGCGGGTGGCGGCGTAGGGGTCGGTGCCAAACTCTACTCTAGCGTCCACCAGTTCTTCACCTTGATTACTGGCAATGCACACTTTCTGCTGTAGCCATACATCTACCAGCAGCCCCAACTTCACCGCCAGCCGCAGCGCATCGCCGTCGTCGGTGAGGGGGTTCCATCTCAATAAATACCGTTGAATGTCTTTGTCACCGACAGCCATTTCAAGCAACCCCGCCGCCTTCGCAGCGAATTCCAGTTCTTCTCTGTCGGTCATGTCCTTGCCCTCTCCGGCCACGATGCGGGCCGTTCGGTCCATTCGATGCCTTCCAACGTGGACTTCTGTGCGGCGCTGCTTGCCGCTGTTTGCGCCGAATAACTGGCAGCACAGCCACAGCTCCACCACTTCCCATTCCACCAGCGAAGAATAGTGGTATCACGACAAATACTCGCCGGCCACCAGCCGATGCTAGGCGGCGGTCCTTTGTGCCATGTGGTCATGTCTTCTCTCCTTCTGCTTTGGCGTGATGTTCACGGTGGTGCAATCTGCAAAGCCAGCGAACTTCTAAAGGTTTGGAATAGTCGTCGTGATGCGCTTGTGACAAAACTTCTCCACATATTTCACATGGTTGACGAACCATGCGGCCCATCTGCATTTCATGGCGCACCTTACGCCTTGCTTTGTGCCTAACCGCCAACACAGGGTCTTTGGCATAAAAACGCATCTGTTCTGCTTTTCGTGCAAGACGTTCTGGCGTTTTGGCGTTTTTCTCCCGCCATGCTTTATTCCATATGGCTTGTTTAGCTTTGTACTCTGGATCATCTCTGCGCCTAACGCTGTATGCGCGGTCACGCTCAACATTACGGACGTTCATTCAGCTCTCCTTCCGCCCGTGCGATGGCGGCGCGGGCCACCACCTGGGCGTCACCGGCAAAATGTATGTTGCGCGGGTCTGCAATGCGCTTCAACGCCTCCAGCAGTTCGGCGTTCACCGCGTGCTGGCGGCGCAGTTCGGCTGCGGCCTCGTCGTGATGTGTTTTGCTTGCGGGGTCTGCCTTAATGACATCAGCAAGAAATAGGGCTTTGGGTTGGCTCATTGGTTCTTCTCCTTCAGCGCGGCCTCGATGGCGCGGGCAAAGCTATACGGTTTGTAATCGCTGCGCAAAGATGACGGGAATAGCGCGCTGATCTCATCGTCCGTCAGCGACTGCCACTCGCGGCGGGGTGGGTGGGATGGAAGTTCGTGCGCTGGATCGACGTTTGCCAGTAACCGCATAAACCGCGCCGCGCCTTGGTTGGCTGTGTATGAATCGCCACCTGCATCAACAAAAGCCATTGCAACGTTGCAGTGCCACGACCATGCGTAGTCGGGGTCGTCCTGCATGGCCTTGGTCACGGTTTTCATAGCATCGGCCACCGGCGCCTGCTCCTGCTGCGCCAGCGCGGCGCGGAGGGCGGTCATAGTTTTATTTGTTAGTTTGTTTGTTCCGTCTATATCAAAACACCCGCTGTAATACCCATCCATAGCCCCCTCTAAACCAAAGCAACTTCCTTCTCCATTAATAAGTTTGTAATTCATTTCCAACGCCTCCAGCGCCTGCTGGGCGGCTTGTCTCAGGTCAGCCATGATTCTTCTCCCATACAGCCCGCTCGACAGCGCGGGCGTTTTTCAGCGTTTCTTGTTTCGCTTCATCCACCGGGAAGTTCGGAGCCAGCTTCATGTACATCTCAGCACGCTCCCAGCCAATGGCCTTGAGAATCTCCTCATCCGTCAGCAAAACCTGCTCAAACGGCCCCGGGTACAGCGCATAGGCGCTCTGCCCCTCCTTGAGGTCTGTCGGGTTGTCGGTGACGTAGGCACTCTGGCCGTCCACGGTGTGGACCATCCAGGCAATGGGCTCCACCGGCTCGGCCATGCATTTCGTGCAAAGGTATGGACTCGGCGGAATGCTGCGGTCGAAGCCGTTGTCGGCGGGGCCGTTGCATTGGGGGCAACGAGAGAGGTCGGGCTCATCCTGATGCGCCAGCGCGGCGCGGAGGGCTACTGACGCTTTACGTTCGGCTTGCCACTGTTCGCACCCCGGCTGCGTGTGTGTCTTCTCCAACGACTCCAGCGCCTGCTGGGCGGCTTCGCGTAGGTGATTCATATCACACCCCCAGCGGCGCAAACACCAGCACCAGCGCCAACAGGCCCACCACTGCGCCCAGGATGTACGGCCACCACGGCTCCTGCGGCGGCAGCTTGACGCCCAGTTCGTCCAGGTCCACGCACGGCTCTGCAGCCTGCGGGTAGCGGCCCTGCTGATCGCAACCCAGCGGGATGCGCGGGTTGTACTGCATGGGTTCGTGCGCTTCAGGGTGCGGCACGCGGCGGATTTTGTCTTCGGTGGTCATTCCTTTTCTCCCTTCAAATACCGCTGCAGACGCTCAATCCGCGAGCGGTGGTAAGCGCACATCGCGTCCGCGTATTCCGCAGCGGACTCTGCGGCCAGCAACTGCCGGCGGGCCTCGTCCAGCTCACGCGCCGCCAGAACCTCGGGCGACGCGGGGCGGAACATTCCCGTCAGTGATTGGCGCCACCAGTTCATACGCCCTCCTTCGCCCGGCGCTCGTAGGCCAAGATGTCGCTCATCCGATACCTGATGCGCGGCCGCTCACCGTCACCGAGGCGCAGGTAAGCCGGCCCGCTGTTGTTGACCCGCCACTGGCTGAGCGTGTGCAGGCTCAGGCCCCAGCGAATGGCAAGTTGCGCGGGTGTGATCAGGTGCTGATCGGGGGGTTGGCTGGCGGCGCTCACAACGCACCCCCTTCCGCCTCGAGCGCAGGCGCCTGCTCGGCGCGGATCTCTTCCGCGCGGCGCTTGGCTGCGGCAATGATGCGGTCACGGTCAGCGCCTTTCGGGACGCGGCGCATGTCGGCGCGGAGCATCTCGAGCCCCTCCAGCGTGCTGGCAAGCTCAATTGACTCCAGCAATTCGTCAACGTCAATCAGACCCTCTGGGGGCTCAGGCGGTGCGGGCGGTGCAGGCGGCGCGACCTCGTCCACAGTGCCCATGTCACGCATGCGGACGGGTTCGCGGGGTTCCATGTCGCCGACTTCCTCGGGGGTGTAGGTGCCGACCAAAACGCCCGGAAACACGGTGCGGATGCCCTCAGAGATGCAGCGCGAGCGCAGCATCTGGCGCGGGTAGGACTTCCACGTTGGGTTGCGCGTCAGGCCGGCGTCCTGCGCCATCTTGACGGTCCACGCGATCTCAACGCTGCCGCCTGACGGGTGCGAGAACTTGCCGACGACCTTGATGTCGGTGTACTCGCCCCATTCGACCTTGCCGCCTGCGGCTTGGAAGCGGGCCAGCATGGCGTCGGCGCGCAGGGCGGGGCGGCCGTTGATGACGTGGTAGTCGCGGGCGGCAATGGCCGGGTGCAGACCCTCGGCCTGGGCGATCAGCATCAGGGCCATGGCTTGGTCTGGGGTTTTAACGCCAAACAGGCCCGAGCGGGCCACGCTGACGGCCATGCGCTCGATCTGGTCTACGGGGACAAGTGCGGTCATTGGTGTTACTCCTGTAGTGATGCCGGTTAACGGCGGGGCTTTCGTGAGTGATATTCGGCTTCCAAGAAATCTACATAGCCATCATCTTTTCCGTGCTCTTTGTTCAGCATCTCGTCAATCTGAGCGCCAAGCTCAATCAACTTTTCATAGCCGCAGTGCTTCAAGACAAAGTTAAAGATCACTTTCTCAATGTGGCACTGCTTGTCAGATTGCTCGCTTGACGCCATGCCAGCCTGCTTTTGCGCGCTAGCAAGCTGGTCTTTCAGGCTCTTGACCAGCAAATCGTATGCTTCGGCCATAAATGTTGGTTCGTATGAGTTTGACATCGGTGTGCTCCAAAATGGGGCGGTTTCCCGCCCCGTGGGTTCAGTCGGTCAGGCCGGCGTTTTCGGCGCTGACGGAAATGACGCCGACGGTTTCCACCGGGCATCCGCCGGCCATCAGCTCGATGATGTCGTCGTGCGATGCCGGGCGAACCTGCAGTTGCGGCATGCAGTGCCCGAGGGCGCCGGCAGGCGTGTAAGCGCGAACCAGGCGGTCTTCTTCTCCAGTTTGTGACACGACGTAGGTCTTCAGTGTGCGGACGTAGGCGCGCTTCGTTGCGGTGACGGTTTCGCTCATTGCTTGCTTTCCGCGAGGCGACGCAGCGCCTCGACTTGAGTGCCGACCTGCTGCAGAAAAGACGTAACCTTGGCTTCCAGGTCGGCAATGAAGCTTGGGTCACGGTTGATGCGCTGGACGTGCAGTTGCAGTTCAGCAGGCATGCGGGGGTCGAAGGAAACGAAATCGCACCATTGGCGGCCAGTGATCCACATCTGGCCCTGCACCTGCGGAATGTGCTCGTCGGGCATGCCGTTCAGCAGCGTTTCAATGTGGTTCGCGGTGTTCCACGGGCACTTGATCTCAACCAAGCCGTCCCAGTCCACCAGGCCGTCAGGGCTGCAGCCTGCCATCAGGGTGTCGTGGGCGACGAAGCCCGTCTCTTCCACCGCGACGCCCGTGCGCTGCTCGTATGCCGCCCTGGAGGCGGCTTCCTGCTCCGTGCCCCAGCGCATAGCGGCGTTCTCGTATGCCGGCACCGGCTGGCCGGTAAGGCGCTCAACCACAAGTTCCGTCAGGTATTTCTGGCAGTCAGCGGCGGGTGCGTTGTTCTTGAGGCGAGCCAGCACATCCTTGAACCGGGATGCGGTGGCCTTGCCGCAGCGAGCGGCGTACCAGTCAGCATCGCGCTGGGTGGCGGTTTCGAGGATCACGATTCGGACTCCTGTCGGTAAAACTGCTGGAACCTGTAGTCCGACTCCAAATGACACCCGTACTGAATGACGTCGTGCATTTCTTCGCCAAACGCTTTGCCCAAAATGCGCAAATGCTCCTCTTTGCTGGAAAGCAGCGCATCAACCGATAGGCTGCAGACTTGGAGCAACTTTTCCAGCAAGTCTGATTGCTCCGCAAGAAGCTCTTTTGCCAATTCCAAGTCAAGTTCGGTGGTCATTCCAAACCTCCTCAGAAATCGTCGTAGAACTCAGGCTCAGGGTCGCCCTGCTGCGAAGCGCACAACTGATCCTCAAGCCGCCGCAGCCGGTCGGCGCTATCGCGCAGAAACCGCGACTGCAGCTCATATCTCGCCGCCTCGGACTGCGCACGGGTGCCGCTGAGCAGGCAGGCCAGCAGCGTGTCAACACACACGCTGTCCATGTCCTCCTCGCGCACAAGAATCGTTGAGAACGCCGCACCCTCGCGGGCGCGGCTCACTTCGGCAAGCCACTCCTGCCAGTCTGCAGGGCAGGCCAGCAAGTGGTCACGGGCTTCCTGTTTGTACGGGTGGTCGCCGTCAAAGCCGGCGGGATGCGTGGGCCAGGTGGCGACGTCGCCAGGGCCAAGAATCGCAGAGTAATTCATCGCTCTCTCTCCTTTTGTTTGCGGGATGCGCCGCAACGCAAGGGCATCATAGCCGACAGTCGCGGAGCGTCAAGCAGCATCGTATACCCGCGTGGAATAGTCGGGATATGGACGCGGCGGGCGGGGCGGGCCTATGATCGCGGCCCATGGACCTGACACCACGCCAGCAAGAGACGCTTGCCGCCATCGAGCGGCTGCAGCCCGTCAACAGACGCACCATCGCTCGCGCCCTGCATGTGCGTGAGGAGACGGCCTCGCAATACCTTGACGCACTGCGTCGCGCCGGCCTGATCCGGCCAAGCAGCGTGGGGCGTTATTCGTCGTGGGTGCTGGCCGAGCCGCGCAACACGGCGGCGGACGCCGCAATAGCGCAGGCGGCCAGCGTGTGGGAATATGCTCGACGTTTGGAGGTTGCACCATGACGATTGAATGGAACCCCGGCCCGCCGCCTGCGGTGGGTTGGTATCGGGCCAGCGTGACCCGTAAGGAAAATTTTCTTCGCTGGTGGGACGGCGCGAAGTGGTCGCGCCCTGCGACCCCGTGGTTTGACCGCGACGAGGCCGCCCAAGTGGCCGCGATGGCGGCGCCAGCAACCGTGCAGCGGCGCATTTGGTGGTCTTGGCTGGAGGAAAAGAAATGAGTTCAGACTGGGAAGTTGCCCCAGCAGGCACGCTCGCCCTGCTGGACAAGTGCCGGCACGTCAGCCTGACGGACGACGAAATCGGGCGCCTGTGGTTCAAGGCCGCGCTGCCTGGCGTGACGGAAACGCAGGCGCGGTTTCTGATCCGTGCTGCGGAGGCGCAGCTGCGAACGAAGATGGTTCCGTGGAGGCCAGTCGAATGATTCTCAGCGACGAAAAACTGGCGGTTCTGGCTTTCGTGCAGGCGCATCAGCCGGTGCTGCGTGAGCAAGTGGCGGCGCATCTGGGTTGCAAGCAGGATACTGCGGCGCAGCATCTGAGGAAGCTGCGCGTGCAGGGCAGGCTGCAGAAACGCCGCATCAATGAGCACATCTGGTTGTGGGTGATCGCCGGTGCTCCGCCGCCGAAGTTGGACGTCAGGCCGCTGGTGCAGCACAAGCTGAAGGCGCATGAGCAAGTGGCGTCGGTGTGGGCGTATGCGGCGCGGTGCGCGCAGGAGGCGAAGCGATGAGCGGCGGCAGCATGAATTACATCTACTCGAAGCTTCGAGTAGAGGCGAATTTTTGCCAAGACACACCGGAGCGTCGGGCGTTTGCCAAGCATCTGGAACTGGTGGTCAAGGCCTTGCACGACATTGAGTGGGTTGATAGCGGCGACTACGGCCCCGGCGATGAGAACGCGGCGATCCGCGCATGCCTGAGCGATGCGGTGATGCTGGCCACAGTGCTGGAGATGGCGAAGGAAGCAGTGGCCACGCTGCAGGCAGAGATCAACAGGGCGGAGGCGAAGCGATGAGAGGCCGCCGCACGCTGCGCGAGATCATGCTCGCCAATCAGAAATCCGAGGCGCTGTACGCCGCGCTGGCGGGCAAGCCGGTGCGGGAGATCGACATCCCGCCGGAGCCGAAGAAACGCGCCGCAGCGAAACCCAGCACGGAACCGAGCGAGGCCGACATCCTGCGGGCGATCATGCAGCTGCTGAAGCGGCACCCGCGCGTGGCGCAGTGCTGGCGACAGAACAGCGGCACCTTCGCGGAGCGCAACCGGGACGGCTCGACGCGGTATATCCGCGCCAACACCGCGCGCGGCATGAGCGACATCATGGGCGTCCTGAAAGACGGCCGCACGCTGGCCATTGAGGTCAAGTCGCGCACCGGCAGGATGCGGCCCGGACAGGAGGAATTCCTCGCCACAATCCGGCAGGCCGGGGGCGTAGCGGGCGTTTGCCGCAGTGTGGACGATGCCGTCAGGTTGTTGGGGGATGCATGACAACGAAACTCGACTTTAGCGCCCTCGCACAGCGCCTGCTTATCAGCGCCGACACGCTGGTCCCCCAGTGGCTCGCAGGCGGCCGACGCCGAGGCCATGAGTGGGTCACCGGCGACCTAGCAGGCGGCGAGGGCGACTCCTGCTCCGTCAACCTCCTGAGCGGCCGGTGGGCCGACTTCGCCACCAGCGAACGCGGCGGGGATCTCATCAGCCTGTACGCTGCCATCCACGAGATCACCATGGGCGAGG